CCATACTGCGTCGATTTTTCTTACTGGGCGACAGCCCACCTGCGGAAAATCTCCTTGTCTTGCAAAAAATCTTGCACACAAGCCGCATACGCCTAATTTACGGATAGGCTCTAAAGGCCGGGGTGATCTTGGCCTGCCCGGTGGGTTCCTCGTACCCCTGTTGATTCATCAGCTCATCACAATAGAGCCGCAGCTGGATACCGCTCTTGGTATGCACGATATTATCAATGCAGGAATGGAGGGGGCGGAAACAGCCGCGCATGGCACTATTAGCCGCGTTGACAATGGCATCTGCTTTCAACATGGTGATATCGCCCTGCCACAACACAAGACGTTCATCTGCCTGGATGGGCGGAAGGGAATCGCAATCGATTACCCCCGCCATATCCCTCTCCGCGGCCAGATACTCGTCCTGAACCTTCAAAAATTTCTCTCCGATGGGCTTCGGTGGACGGACATTCATCAACGCCCGCAGTAAATCGCGCCGCCCCCGCTCATCAGCCGGGATTTTCATATCCCGGTATTGCGGACTTCCCGCCAGCAGTTCACGGATAAGATAGCTGCGCCGTTCTTCGTGCGTCATGCGCTTGTGAAGCGTCATGGACCCGGTGATCTTGATGCCGGTGAGCTTGCGGTCCTCCGCCATCCGGCCGCACATATTGATGGTATCGAAATTCTTGGTAACCTTCAGCTGGAAGGCGCTGATTTCCGCGATCTCCACGCCGTCCGCCCATACGGAACCCCACGTCCCGTTCATCGAACGGGAAGCGTTTTCAACTGCCATACCAAATCCTCCTTTTCAAATCAGACGTAAATTTTGATCCGCACGTCCTCAATGGCGTCGATGGGCTTGATATCGACGGCCAGGAAAACATACGTCCCGGTGTTGGCCTCCCGGATCTGCTGCTCCGACATCTCCGCCGTGGCCACGCCCTGGCTCTGGAGATAGGCGTCCTGCTCCTCCACGTCGATATCGCAGGTGAAATCCTCCTCAATCAGCTGGTCCTTCGCCAGCGCCTGGAGGTAGAGCTTCACGGCGGTAATGAGCAGGAGCTTATTGTCATAGCTGTTCTGGAATTTGCCGATGTAGTTGTCCTGGATCGCTAGCCGCAGGTCCCACTGGAGCAGGTCCAGCAGCTCCACGATCTTGATTTTCTGCCAGACCTTGGAGCGGCCCGTGGTGGTCGTCAGGGAGTTCACACCCCGGCCCAGCTTCACCTTTTCCCCGTCGTGGGTCAGGATCAGCTCGCCCCGGCCCACGGCCTCGTCCTCCTCCAGGGCGGAAAGCCGGTCGATGTCCTCCACCTCCGGCAGGGCCGCGTAGGTGACGGACTGCTTCATAGGCGTCCCGGCGATCAGGCCAGCGATCCGCCCACAGTACCCGGCAGCGTCAAAAACGCTGCTCTCTACCTGGATGTCTGAGGCGGTGAAGTTCACCACGCCCTCGTTGTTGGCGGCGGTGTGGGGCAGGACGGCCTTGAAGATTACGTGGTCGTCCTCCCGCTTCTTGATGATCCATTCCTTGATGGCCGCGGCCTCCGCCTCGCCCAGGTCCGCAGGGCCTGCCAAGTAATCGAATTTCTGCATCCCCAGCCATTGCAGGGCCGCGGCGCCGCTGCCGGGCTGGGCCTCGCCGCCTTCCGCCGGGGAGGCGGGTGCCGCGTCCAGCGTATCCTCCGCCCCCAGGCAGTAGACCAGCACTTTCCGGGGCGGGTTTACGCCGCCCTTGAACACCCGCCGGATGGCGTCCTGGTTCTCCTTCCCCAGCTCCTCCGGGATCTGGGCTGTGGAGGTCAGGGACCAGCCCTGTCCCGCCGTTTTCGCGTCCCGCACCAGCAGGGCGGCGATCCCCTTCTGGCTCCGGGCGATGGCAGTCTGCGCCCGTTGCAGGAACTGGATTGTCAGTGTGGGCATTGTCAGTTTTTCAGCCATTTTATCCATTCTCCTTTTTCAATCGAACTTGCATTTCCAGGTTTTCTATCAGCTCGTAGAGCTCCTGCCCGACGAAGTCAGCCCGATCCAGCGTCAGCGCCAGGGTCAGCGTCACCACCGCGCAGTCGAAGAGGGAGGTGTCCGCCTCCACGGCCCGCACCTTCGGTGCCCGGTCCTTCACCTGGATATACCCGGCGCCAAAGGCCCCCATCACCAGCAGGGACCGCAGGTCCAGCACCGGGAGGTGGGAGGCGTGAACCTCGTCCACGGTGGAGAAGGTGGTGATCTTGACCTTGTACAGCAGCTCCACGCCGCTCAGGCCGTAGGACAGCGGGTCCAGGCTCAGCCCCGCAAGCTCCACCATATTGCAGGGCCGCTCGAAGTCCCTGGGCACCAGATCCGTATAGACCGTCTCGCCGGGAAACGCTTCTTTCAGGCGGTCTGCGACGGCGGCGGTCACGTCCTGGGGTGTGATTGTTCCCTCTCTCATAGTCCAATCGTGGCCCCGATCTCCCGCAGCATGGCCTTCGCCTCCTGGATGGCGATTTTCTCTGCCTCCGCCTTGGCCTTTTCATAGAAATCGAATCCCCGGACGCGGGTCATCCTGGCCCTTCGCCGGTAGCGCTTCGTCCGTCCGGAGCGGCCCCGGACCCAGTGGCCGCTGGAGAGAAAGTTGGTCAATGCGCCAGCGTTCAGTGTCTCCGTTTGAAGTCCATCGGATTTTCTCCTGTACCCAACAGCAACTTCCACGGAATCCGGTCGAACTGCAACGTACCCCTTACCGGAGCCTGTATGGGGGTTCTGCCAGTGTTTCACCCGGCCTCTCGAATCTGACAGGCCGGAGCTGTCAATGGCAGTCCAAACTGCCTGCTGTGTCTGCTGTTCAATCCTCTCCAGCATTGACTCCTTCATGCCGGGTATCCGGTCAATGACATCCCCCCAGCGCTTCCAGAATGCTTTCCATTCCTTGGTGTCGATTAGAAACTCTTGCATTAACAGTCCTCCTTCCGCCGAATCTCATACTCGTTTTTATACGGGTCCAGCTCGTGGGGTACCCGCACCAGAAAGTACGCACCATCCACCGTGACCCAGCTCCCCGGCTTCAAGACAACGGGCTTCGGAACCACCAGCACGAAGTCCCCCATCACCTCGGCGTGGGGGTTCATCTGCTCATGGCCCACATACTTTTCCGTCAGCACGCCAGGGAAGGAACAGCCCGGCGGCGATTTGTCCATGTCCTGCCGGCATTCAGCGGGCTCGCACAGCGCCGCCTTCACCGCCTGGAAACCGGGCTCACCGTCTATGATGGAGGTAAGGAAGCAGTGCTGCCCCCGCCAGCGGAAGGCATTGTGGAGGGTGAGGGCGGGGCTTCTGCGGATGGTAAACGTGACGCCCCTGGCCCCCACGCCCACGGAGGAAAAGAGATTGGCTTTCGTATCCTGCTCCGCCGCCACCCAGATCCGCCGGTCCTCCACCCAGGCATAGGTATTGGAATCCGCGTCATAATCCAGCCGCAGGACTTGGAGGCGGCCCTTCAGGCTGCTTCCGGTGGTACGCATGGGCCGTCACCCCTCCCCGGGCGCGGATGTGTCCAAGTTGGACACATCCGGTTCCGTCAATTTGAGCTGGTTCAGCAGCCGCCGGAAGGCGGGGTTTTCTGTCTGGATGGTTCCCACAAAGGACACGTCCCGCCGGTCCCAGCTGTCCAGGACCAGGTAATTGACGCACAGGTCATACTGGGCCCGACGGGTTGTCCCCGCCTCCGGCTCCCGGACCCCCGCCTGGGCCATATAGCCCACGGCGGCGTCATACAGCGCCCCCAGCAGCTGTTCTTCTTCCGGGGAAAGCTCATCAATCCGGCAGTAGGCCAGCAACGCTGCTTTCCGATCCTCCAGCAAGGCCATGGCTCAGTACCTCAGCCGGAGGAATCGCCTTTGAACCCATCCGGCCCGCTCGCCGGTATACACCAGCCGCCAGCCGGGGACTTCCGCTTCCTTGGGCAAATCCAGTGCGGTGACTTCCGCTCCGTCAGGCAGGACCTCCAGCACCTCATAGCTCAGGGCAGGGCCTTCCCGGAGGTTCAGCCCCTTCGGAGAGCGTACCTCCGCCAGCCAGGTTGCGGGGGCAGTTTCAGCGGGGCTGTCCTCCGCGGGAGAGGCCTGGGCCTCAGCTCCGGCATCACGAGGGCCTTCGGGCCCCTCCTGCTGGGGTACTGCCTCACTCGGGGGCGTGGGCTGGATTGCACCTGCGGCTTCGGGAACCGCTTCAGGCGTCCCTGGCACTGTTTCCACGCCGCTTGCGGGAGCAAGCTGCTCTTTCAGAATGTCTCTTTTCTTCTTAGCCATACCGTACTCCTTTCTCAGCCCGCCGCGCCGCCGGCGCGGCCCGCTAACGTGATGTAGGGGCTGCGGAGCTTGGAACTGTTCTTGATCGTCAGGGGGGAATCCACCTTGGGCGCGCCGTTGCAGCGGTACACCATGCGGAAGCAGTTCTGGTCAGTCAGGAACTCCACATGGATGGACCAATCCTGCCGGGCGGTGCCCTTGGTCAGCAGGATGTACTGGAAGGGGTCGATCAGGTTGATATCGCCCTTCGTCCCCAGGGCGGAGCAGCTGTCGTCGAACAGCACCGGCTTGTTCAGCACCCGCTGGGTGTCGAAGTTGCCCAGGCCCCCCTCTGGGTTCCAAAGGAACTTTGCGGCCTCCCCACTCTGGATGGAGAGATAGGGCAGCAGCTCCTCCGCGTCGGGGTGCATCAGCCATACCAGCCGCTCCCGGTTCCGGGGCATGGCCCTGGCCTGCATCTTGACGGCGTTAGCGCCCAGGAAGCTTCCGGCGGCCTGGCCGGGCTCCGCATCCACGGTGATCAGGGCCTTGGAGCTGAGGAAGCCCTTGGGCTTGCCCGCCCCGTCCCCGGCAATGACGCCAGAGATCAGAAGACGCTCCGCCGCCAAAGAGAAGGCGGTCCCAAAGAAGCCGGTCATGAAAGCGGCGTCTGTCAGCATCTCGTCGGTAGCGTAGGCGATGCCCATCATCTTCTCCAAGTCCAGCTTCATCTCCCGGAGCTTGGGCTTGCTGGATGCTACCGTGGCGCCCTCCGCCGCCCAATACATCTGCACACCGCCGAATACGGAGGACGAAACGTCCGTCTCGTCCACGCTGACCCAGCGCATGGAGTTGGCGGGGCTGGAGCAGGTGTATCGGTCCAGACGGTTCAAGAGCTGGCTGTGCTGCACCGCGCTCTCAATAATGGTCCCGGCGAAATCCTCCTGAAGGGCGAAGCCGCCGTCCGCGCCGGTTCCCTCATTGGCACCCTGTACGGCGTTGTTCACCCGGATCAGCCGCTTGTCGGCAGTGTGGCTCTTCGCCACGGCGACGATGGCCTGGAGCTGGTCGCCCAGGCTGGCGAAGGGGTGGGCCCCGTCCCGCTTGTCCCCGGCGTTGGCCTCCTTCCCGTCGTGCAGGAGGCCGTCGTAGCTGTCCAGAGGCTCCGCCCCCGTCCGGCTGGCATCCAAGCTCCGCTCCAAGGCTTGGATGTTCTTGTTGATCGCCTCCATCTGGTCGGTGATGGGGTCCAGCTCGTCCAGCTTCCCCTCTTTCACCAGGGCGGCGGACTGGTCCGCCAGGTTTTTTTTCTTGGCCCGCAGTTCTGTGATCTTCTCCATGAAGTCCATACTGTTACCGTCCTTTCAAAATTAGTAGCTTGCAAGCGCCCGGATCTTCGCCAGGGCGCGTCTTGCCTGTTCTGCCCGTGCGGCGGCTTCCCGCTCCGCCGCCACATGGTCCTGATATTTCTGCCGCATGGCTGCCGTCAGGCGGATACGCCCCCCGGCTGACGCTACGAAAGCGGCGGGGTCTGCCTCCGCCTCCTCCAGCCCCACCACCTCGTCGATCAGGCCATACTCCAGGGCTTGGGAGGGCGTGATCCAGATGTCCTTGTCCATCAGCTCGACCAGTTCCTCCCTTGGCCGTGTGCCGCCCCGGGCCTCGTACATCTCCAAAATGCAGTCTCTGGCGTTTCGCAGGGCCTCGGCGGAGCGTTCCATCGCCCGAAAATCCCCCTCTGCGCTGTTCATAGGATTGTGATAGCACAGCAGGGCGCCCGGCTCGCTCTGAATTACTGTACAGCCGGAGGCCGCCAGCGTGGCGGCGGAGGCCCCGAAGCCCTGGAACAGGGCGGAGGTCTTTCCCTTGTACCGCCGGAGCATGGAGCGGATCTCGCCGCCCACCGCCATGTCGCCGCCGGGGGAGTTTACCAGCAGGGTCACCTCGTCGCCGCCGGCGGCCTCCAGCGCCGCTTGTATGTCCATAGGAGCGGTGATGTCCCGCCAGCCCCACCAGCGCAGCACGTCAGCGCTGTCGTTGTCCCACAGCTCGCCCCGCAGGGGAATGTCAACCATTGTCTCCGTCTCCTTTCAGCACGGACTCCAAGGAGCCCAGATTTTTCGTTACGAGGAACCGCCCGCCCAGACCACCGGGGATGGGGTTCCGCTCCTCCAGACTCCGGCACTCGTCAGGACACAGCACGGAGTTTTGGATCATCTTCTCGTAGACCTCCGCCCTGGTTTTGTCATCCCCCCGCATGAGGACCGACAGGTTGCCCCTGAAGTACAGCCCCGCCCGCCGCTGGGCGGCCAACAGGCACTTGAAGGAGTTCTCCTGCTCCCACTGGATGACATAAGGAGCCAGAGTATCCTGGACAAACACAACCCGTTGCTGGGTGTTGCTCTCGTAGGATTCCTTTCCGCTTTGCAGCATGTGTTTGGGGATGCCGGTGAAGCGGCTGATCTCCTCCACACTGAAAGCCCGGCTCTCGATGTACTGGGCGTCCGACTGCTTCAGGCCGATGGGCGTATACTTGTAGCCCCTGGACAGCACTGCCACCTTAAAGGCGTCGTCCCCGTAGGGGTTGTAGCTGGCGAACTGCTCCCGGACCCGCTCCCGGTCCTCCCGGTTCAAATCCGTGTCCACTTCCACGATGCCGGAGATCATAGCGCCGTTCTGGTAGAACTTCCGCCCGTACTGCTGGGCCGCGCCCTCCGCCCCGATGGTCTCCCGGGCCAGGTCCAAAAGCCCCCGGCCCCGGATGCCGTCGTAGCTCTCAAAGAACAGAAAGCTCAGCTCATACCCGGTGAAGGTTCTGGACACACCGTCCACGCTGTAATCGTAGAAGTACTGCCCGCTCTCCGGGTCCCGCCGGATATGACAGCACTCCGAGGGCAGGGGAAGGCGTTCCATGATTCTCCCGCCCCCGTCCCGACGGTTCCACACCGCGCCGAAGCCGTGCCAGAAGGCGTTGGACATTACCGTCCGTCCCATCATATAGGGCGTCATGTTGTCGTTGGGGCGGACCTTGAAAGCCCGGTCCAGTTCGGGGTCATGCTCCGGGATTCTGGCGTCCCCGTCCTTGCGGTAGAGGGAGAAGGGGATCATGCCGAAGTCGTTGCACAGGATGCGGTGGGCCGCCGCAACCGGGCTCAACCGCTCCGCCCCACGGATGCCGGTGTCATACTCTCCGCCTGAGAGAAAGATATCCCGGAACCTTCGGGACGCCTCCTCCCAACTCAGGCTGGACCATGCTACAGCCTTGGGACGCCCCAGGGAATTTCTCAAAAACACCGCGCCCTACCTCCTTCCCGCCCTCGCAACCAGGACGGAGAACACCATCAGGCACCCGCCGCCCACGGCCAAGCCTCCCGCGGCGCCCCAGCGGAGCGCCGCGGCGGCGGTGAAGCAGACGCCGCCGGAGAACATCAGCAGATCGTCCAGATACAGTCCCAGCAATGCCAGGAGCTTCTTCCGACGTTCCGCCCTCTCCTCCGGGCTTTTGCCATTCCTTCGGCTCATAGGCTCCAATCCTCTCTCAGCTTTGTTTTATCAAAGGGATTCTGCGCTTTATAGACCATCCACACTGCCATGGCGATAATAGACGCCACCGTCGGATCGATGCGCCCGGTGGATCGGTTTTTCAGCGGCTTAATATTGCCGTTGCCGTCCACATAACAGCGCACATTGCCAAAGGTCCACCGGAAGCAGGTGTTGTGTACATGGAGCAGTTCCCGCTTCTCCATCATCGTGTCCATGTCCTTCATAGCCGGGCTCATGTTCTTCGGGTCCTGCGGGATCTCTACCGTGGTCACATACTTGGAAAGCCGCTGGGTGATGGTACGGCTGAGGTAGGGGTCGAAGCCCACCATCCTGAGATCGTAGCGCTCCGCCGCCGCCTTGATGGCCTCTTCCACGTCGTCATAGTCGATGATGTTTCCCTCACACAGCCGCAGGAACCCGGCCCGCTCCCAATCCCGGTAGGGCACATGGTCCCGGCCCTCCGCCTCCTCCACGGTCCCGCCGGGCCTCCAGATAGTGGGCAGAAGCACCGCCGCGTCCAGCCCCGGCTGGGGCGGAAACAGCAGCACGAAGGCCGTCATGTCCCGGGAGGTAGACAGATCCACGCCGCCATAGCACAGCTTCCCCTTCAGCTGTTTGACCCACTCCTCCCGTTCCGCTTTTTTGCTGGGACCCCACTGGCACTTGTCGTAGAGTGTCAGCGGCAGCCAGCCCACAGCCTTGACGGACACCCACTGGTTCAGCCGCAGCCAGCGGAACACCTTCTCCGCCGCCTCGCTCTGCCTCGCCTCCCTGGCCTCCATGCGGACGTTCCGCAGCCGCAGGTGGTGCCCCAAAGAAGGGTTACACAGATACCAGATACGCTCATCCCAGATGTCCACCTTCGCGAGGTCGTCCGGGTCGTCGCCGAATACCGCCGTCAGGCCGTAGAGGATGGGCAGCCAGTTGGGCAGATCCCGCTCCAGCAGGTCCGCCTCCGCCGCGGCCAGATCCGACTCCTCCACATGGCGGAGGGACAGCACCTGTCGGACATCGCCCCCCTCTGCCAGGATGCGCCGGAGCTGCCGGGCGTCCCGGATCGCCACGGCCTTCTCGTGGATTTCCCAGCCGATGGACGTCCGGTCCGGGTCGTCGCCGGCGGTAGTCAGCACGATCCATACCGGCTGCTTCCGTCCGGCCCCCGCCCCGGCGGTCATTACGTCCCACAGGTCCCTGTTCGGCTGGGCGTGGAGCTCGTCGAAGATCACACAGCTGGGTTTGTACCCGTGCTTGGAGTACGCCTCGGCGGAGAGAACCGCCATGATGCCTACCGTGACCCATGCGTACCCGCCGTTCTTTGCCCGGACCCTCCGGCGGTACTCGATTTTCTTCTGAGACTTGCTGATATTCAGCTCGCCCCTGGCGACCATCTTCGCTGTCCATGGAGCGGTTTCCAACATAAACACTGCCGCTCGGAAGACGATGCCGGCGTTCTCCTTGTCCGCTGCGCAGATGTAGA